AGCCGGAGTATATTACAAGGGTTAATGCAAAGATATTTGTAATATATTCAAGATATTTAATTAGTATTAAAATAATCACATTGTTTAAAGCGCATCAAAGCTTACTCACTAGACTCACCAACGTTTTTGGCGCATTATTAACAGCTTTACCCACAGTTTTTGTTAGTAAATATCTATTGAGAAGCGCATGCCTATTCCTTTTGATTTTGATTTTAAGAAGCCAGATTATTCATTTGTTTTTAAACGTCGAGTCGATATTTTAAAAAAAATACGTGCCGATTCTTCTTTGCTTCCTCCTTTAAAAAAGTTTTACAAAGAAAACCCCGCGCAATTTATTATAGATTGGGGCGTGACTAGTGATCCTCGGAATGTTGAGCGTGGTTTACCTGCTTTGACCCCTTTTTTGCTTTTTGAGCGTCAAGAGGAATGGGTTAACTGGCTGATGGAAAGATGGAAAAACAAAGAGCCGGGGATTACTGATAAGTCGCGAGAACTTGGCATGTCGTGGCTTACGATAAGTACAGCGTGCACATTGTGTCTTTTTTATGAGGGTATGACGATTGGGTTTGGAAGTCGTAAAGAGGAGTACGTGGATAAGAAGGGCGATCCAAAATCTTTATTATGGAAAGCTCGACAATTTTTGCGATATTTACCAGTCGAATTTAAAGGAACGTGGAGTGAGCGAAAACATAGCCCTTATATGCGCGTCGAATTTCCGGATTCAGGATCGGTTATAACTGGGGAAAGCGGAGACGGAATAGGGCGCGGAGGGCGAGCGGGCATTTATATAATTGACGAAGCCGCTTTTATTCCTCGAGCGCATTTGATGGATGCTTCGCTATCACAAACTACTAATTGTCGAATTGATGTTTCTACGCCGTGCGGGATGAACAATTCTTTTTCACGAAGGCGATTCAGTGGCAAAGTGCCCGTTTTTTCATTCCATTGGACGTCCGATCCCAGGAAAGATCTAGAATGGTACAAGCGCACATGTGATTTTATTGACGATCCAGTTATTATAGCCCAAGAATTAGACTTAGATTATTCAGCCTCAATGGAGGGCGTTCTCATTCCAGCAGCATGGGTGCAATCGTCACTAGACGCGCACATAAAGCTTAATATTACACCAACAGGCGTTCGTAAAATAGGTTTTGATGTCGCGGATGAAGGAGCAGACAAAAACGCAATTTGTGCAAGACATGGTATTCTAGTATCCAGAGTTCACTTTTGGTCAGGAAAAGGCGGTGATATATATGATTCGGTCAACAGGGTTTTTGATTTTGCTGATGATCTTAATTTTTATAGCGTTGACTATGATGCTGATGGCCTCGGAGCTGGTGTGCGCGGCGATGCTCGTACTATTAATAAAATTCGAGCTGAAGAAGGTAAAAAGAAAATTTTGTTTAACCCGTTTCGCGGCTCGGGTGAGGTGGTCAATAAAACAGCTAACCCGTTTAAATCAGAAAATGAAAATCGCGATACGGAAAAGGGTCGTAGTAATGAAGATTTTTTTGCGAACGCAAAAGCCCAAGCCTGGTGGTCATTACGCCGACGATTTCAAATGACTCATCGCGCAATCGTTGATGAGCTAGAAGTAAATCACGAAGATATAATTTCAATATCGAGTAAAATACCGGATTATAAAAAGCTGATGGTTGAACTTAGTCAACCCACTTACGGTCAAAACAGTAACGGAAAAATACTTGTAAATAAAAAGCCAGATGGTTCAAAATCACCAAACTGTGCGGATGCGGTTTTGATCGCTTTTGCTCCTACTCACAAACCAAATGCGGGATTTTTCACATGATCACTAAAATACTAAAAAAATACGGTTACGAAAAAGTCGCTTTAGTAGTACCCGAAAAACGAGAAAAGCCGCGCCAAATGTTTTCAACGCACGAAGAACAAGAAAGCGTGCACGAGCAAATAGAGAGACTTTGGGAAATAAATTTCCAGCCCGCACGGCATAATGTAATGACAAAAGATGGAAAAGAAACGTTTGCCATGGATAATCATGCAAACATAAAATCATCTTTTAGAAATCAGCTAATCCCGGAGCAGCAAGTGCTCTGGTACGCTAACAAATCGTTTATCGGGTATCAGTTGTGCGCCATGATTGCTCAGCAATGGTTAGTGTCAAAGGCGTGTTTAATGCCCGCTAAAGACGCTGTACGCAACGGTTATGACATAACCGTAAATGATGGCACAGAAGTAGATCCAAGTATTATTGATGAAATTAGAAATCTAGATGTAAAATATGACGTTAATAAAAATCTTGTACAATTTATACAGATGGGTCGAGTGTTCGGCATTCGCGTTTGCATGTTTGTTGTTGAGTCTAACGACCCGGATTATTACCGAAACCCGTTCAACCCCGACGGCGTTACAGAGGGCAGCTATAAAGGCATGTCGCAGATTGACCCGTATTGGATAACCCCTCAGTTAAGTAACGAAGATTCAGGAAACCCAGCATCAATAAATTTCTACGAACCAACTTGGTGGAATATTAATGGCCAATTAGTTCACAGAACACACCTAGTTATTTTCAAGGGTGATGAAGTAGCCGACATCATGAAACCCGCGTACATCTACGGTGGTATATCAGTCCCTCAAAAGATTGCAGAGCGTGTTTTTGCGGCAGAAAGAATTGCGAATGAGGCTCCTATGCTTGCTGTAACAAAAAGAACTGATGTTATAAATTTAGATTCCGCCCAGTTTGAAGCGATACCAGGTCAAGCCGCTGCAAGACTCGCGCAATGGGTCTATAATCGTGACAATTTTGGCGTTAAAACGCTTGGACTTGATGAATCTATGACTCAGTTTGATACTAGTCTAGCTGACTTAGATGATGTAATTATGACGCAGTACCAGCTTGTTGCTGCTGCATCGAACGTCCCCGCCACAAAACTACTAGGGACAGCACCCAAAGGTTTTAATTCAACGGGCAATCACGAAGAAAAATCATATCACGAAGAGTTGGAAACGATTCAGTCGCACGACTTAACGCCATTGCTTAACCGACATCACTTGCTTTTAATACGTTCAGAGATAGCACCAACAAACAATATTGAAAATTTTGATATTACAATATCGTGGAAGCCGGTTAACGCGATGAGCGCAAAAGAGCAAGGAGAAATAAACAAGCTTCGTTCAGAGACCGGCCAGACGTTAATTACATCGGGTGCGATTGATGGTAATGACGAGCGTAAACGTGTAATTAACGACCCCGATTCAGGCTATACAGGGATTCTTGATGAGAACTTTGAAACGGACTTGGACAACGATATTGACATTGCATCAAATGAAACGGGTGCTTGATGAAACCATCAATTTCAAAAAAACGTGAAATAGTTTTACGAGGGCAACCATTGAACGTTAATGCTTCGATTCAAAACAAATACGCGGGCGAGTTGAGAAAAATGGTGTTGCAAATGACGCGGGAAACTAGGCAGGCGATCACTAATTTATTCAGACGTTTGCCTGTGCTGGATTCAGCTATGGACGATAGCTTAGCAAGTCAAGCGCGGATATTAACTAACGCTTTAACTAACAAGTTCACGGAATTATTCAGTTATCGCTCTAGTAAGCTAGCAAAAACAATGGTTGATTACTCTCAAAGATACGCAACAACGAGCTTGCATAGAAGTCTATCGCAATTAACGGGCGGCCTATCTTTAAAGACGTCAATTATAACGCCGGAAATTGAAGACGTATCTAAGGCTATTATTGCTCAAAACGTGTCACTTATAAAATCTATTCCTGACGAGTATTTTAAGAACGTTACGGGCGTTGTAATGCGATCAATATCGGGCGCGGGTACGTTTGATTTAGTTAGAGAACTTGATAAGTATGCGGGTATGACAGAGCGACGCGCAAAATTGATTGCATTAGATCAAACTCGAAAAGCTTACAGCCTAATTGCAAAAGCTAAAATGGAGGCATTGCAGGTTAAAAAGTTTGAATGGCTTCACACCGGGGGTAGTCAACATCCCCGCGATTCTCATATAAAAATGAACGGTATGATTTTTAGTTTTGAAAATCTAATAGCAGAGCAAAAAGCTATAAATATACCTGAACGAGACTTGGGATTTCCCAGCGTGCCGCCTTATTGCAGGTGTCGAGCTTTACCAGTTTTTGATCTATCTGGTTAATAATATGATATAATACGA